CTGAGATTCTTTGAAATAATTTAAAAGAGGGTCTAAACAACCCTCTTTTTTTATAAATAACTAAAAAGTAGAAAGAAACATGAAGTCCTTTAGTCAATTTTTGCAAGAGTCATATTTGAGTGAAGAAATACCTGCTGGTATGACTAGAGCACAGTATAATGCTTTACCTGCTGAATCTAGAAGAAGATTAACGGGTGGAAGTGGTGCTGCAATGGGAAGACAAGGACAACCACTAAGCGGTGCTGCATCTGCTCCTGCAATTAGAAGTGCAAGACAAGGTATGAGTGGTCAACAGGCAGCAGCAGTAGGTGGTGTAACCGCTGCTGGCGCTGCTGCAACTTTGGCAAATACTGCAGGTGATAATCCAGCAAAACCAAAACTAAATGATATGTTAGATAGTGATATAAAAACAACTAAAGTTTCAAGTCCTGCAAGAAGACCATCAGGTGCTGCTGCAGATCTTTTTTCACAATTTTCAAAAAAACCACAAAAGCAATACGGTATTCCAAACCCACCTTCAAGTAGCGTTCCTTATGGAAATAGAACACTTTCTGGAACTTCTCCAACCCCTGCTTTATCTGCTAGAGGAGAAACTACAAGAACTGGAAATGCACCATTAGCAACTCGTGGAACTAATCCACAAGCACCTCCAGAAGCTTTGATGAGAGGAGCATATGATGCTGCAAATAAACCTCCAGCAACTCCTAAACCTTCTGCTCCCACACCTTCTTCAACTGTTAAACCTCCTGCACCAGCGGGACCTTCTTCAAGTTCTTCAACTAGTTCAAGATTTAAAGCAGCTTTGGAAAAGCAAAGAAAAGCAGCTGCTGGAACTGGACCAAGTGGAAGAACAATTGTAACTCCAGCACCAGAATCACCTTCTGGAGGAAAACCACCCGCTGGTCCAAAACTGAAAGTTCCTTCTGGTGCTAGAAGAGCATTAAGAATTGGTGGAAGACTTCTTGGACCAGCGGCTGCAGCACTTGATGTTGCTGATGAAAGAGCGAAAGGTTCTGGATGGTTAAGATCAGGACTTAAAGCTGCTGTAGTTGGTGGTGCTGGTGCCTTAGGTGCAGCAGCAGGTGCTCCACTTACTCCTGTAGGATCTATTGCAGCAGGAACTGGTGCCGCAATAGCAGCATCAAAAGCATTTGATACTGTTGCTGGTGCCAACGCTGTTCAAAGAAAAGCAATGGCAACTGCAAATCGTCAGTCACAATCTGGTGGTGCTCTCAAAGGAATCGGTGGTAAAACAACTTTTGACACCAAGAAAGGAACCATGACTACTGGTTCTGGTTCACAACAAAGAACAGTTAAACTTGGTAAAACTTCTGTTGTAACTGATCCAAAAACAGGAAAGCAAGATGTAGGATATCTTGCATATAAGGGTGGTAAAGCAGTTTATAAGAGAGCAGACACTAAGAATCTTGCTCAAACTTCTTCAAATCCACTAGAAAGAATCGGTAGATCGTTATTTGCTGGCGCATACAAGCAATCTGATGCTGCCGCTGCTGCCAAGAAACTTGCTGCTGCTAGACAATCTGATGTTGCTCGTCAGAAAGCACTTGGCGTCAAAATGAAACCTGGCGGTTGATTTTTATAAATATCTTTATATAAGGTATTAAAATCATAACCATGTCTAGAATTTCGCAAGATTTCATTGCCAGCGTTGGATATTTGTATGAAGAAATCAATATCCAACAACAGGATTTTCTGAATGAAGAATCCGAATATTATGATGCGGAAGCAGCAGAATTAGTAGAGGATATTCTCTCCACTATTTCTGTATCTATGGTTTATGAAGGATATAGTGCTGAAGGTATTATTGGATTCCTTGCAGATTCTTCAGAACAAGATATTGTTGAAAAGTATCTAAGTTTTGATGAGAATATTCTTACAGAAAGCATAGTTTCTGAAGAATATATTGAAGAACAATTAGAAATTTTTGATGTTGCTATTGATGAAGGTATTGGATCATTAATTGGAAAGGTTGCTAAGGGTGCTCTTGGACTTGCCAAAAGAGTAGCAACAAAACCTGCAAGAATGAGAGTAGATAAAATATTATCAAATGCTAAAAATCCAGAGAGAGCAAGAGAACTATTACAAAAAACTGCTCAAAAATCTGCAAGGGATGCTAATGTTGGGGGATATAGTTCTACTATGTCCCCAATTGGTGGGGGAAAATTAACTGGTAAGCAATCTGCAGAATTACTTACAAAGGCAAAATTAAGTCAAGGAATTCAAAAAGTAAAAGATATTGCTAAAGGTGCAAAAGCAGCATTGACAAGTCCTACTGCAAAGAAAGTGGCATTAGGTGCTGCTGGATTAGGTGCTGCTGGTCTTGCTGGAGGCATTGGTGGATATATGGGCGCAAAACTAGCAGGAGCAGGTTCTGGAACAAAAGCACCAGAAGCAGCAAAACCATCACCAGCAGATACAAAACCAGCAGAAACCAAACCACCTGCAGCGGCAAAACCTGCACCCGCTGCTCCACCAAGTGCAAAACCAAAAGTACCTGCAAAAGATGCTAATCAGCAATACAAAGATTTGATCAAGGCAGGTAAAACAAAAGAAGCAGAAAAACTAGGATTAGAAACTTGGACAAAAGCAAATCAAAAACTTGCTGCTAAACTAAACCCAGATGGCACTCAAAAGGGCACTGGTCAGAGTCAAATGGAAAGAGACGCTGAAGAACTTCGTAAAATGGGTAACAGATCTAAGCAGCGTCAGGGAGAACTGATGGGTGGTCCAGAAGGTCCTGGAAAAATTGATACTAAATCTGCTGATACAGCATTAAAAGCACAACAAGAAGCAGAAAGAAAGAAAACAGAAGATGCTCTTAGAAAAGCAGCATCTTCTATGAAGGAATCATATGAACCATATAATGTTCTGCTTGAGTATCTAATGAGCGGTGGTCATGCAGACACCATTGAAGAAGCACACTACATCATGCTTGAAATGGACGCTGCAGCAGTTCAGACCGTTATGGAAGAGTATGAGGACTATCTGCTTGCTGGAGAGGTTTCTGAGTGGGTTGACGGTCTTTTAGAGGAGGGATATGATCTCTCTGAGTATTCATGGGATGATCTTGTTGAGTATTATGTGAGTGAAGCAAATCGTGGAGATGAGCATGTAACATCAAGCATGTATATGAGTAGAGAACCAGAAACTAAAGAAGCAAAAGTGCGTCGTAGGTAAAAAAGAGACGGATTACCTGATAACGCATCTCATCAAGGGGATGATAAAGATTATGATAGACAATTCTCACATAAAGTTTCAAGAGGAATGAAAAAACTAAAACCACACTCATCCGAAACTCTTGAACCAAAGAAAAACCCAAGTGGCAAATATGCAGCAATGCAAAGAAGAAAAAACAAGGACTTGGATAATTAAATCATAGCATACTTAAGGGGCTTGACAAGTCCCTTTTTTATTGCTAGAATCGCTTTGTTCCCGTTGAAGATAAGTAATACTTATTAATACTTAGAGCTCTTAAGGACCACACCATAAATTCTTTCAGATTCAGTCATATAAAAAGTCCCACCAATATTTGTATTATAATATTCTTCACTCATCAATACATTACGATTAAATTGTTCATAAGTTTCATAATAACTCATAGATTTCTTATGAGGACATAGATAGAGAATCTCACGAAGAAAATGTTCTCTACCTAAGTTCTTTACATCCTCATTCAATTCATCACAAGAACCAAAGTAATTTTTCCAATCAGATTCTTCTGTCTTTCTTCTTCCTGTTTTTTTATTCTTTTGTCTTGTCCAAAAATGTTTCTTACCAATGTACTTTTTATTATTCGTAAGATTCGTAATTATGTAAACAAAACCTTCCATCCCTTTGGGAACATCGGTAAAGACCTCTCCATTATATTGCCAATCCATAAGAATTTTTTATTTAATTATTTAGAGTTGTATTTGGAGAAGATGAATGGTAGAATAAACAAAGATGCCGATTTTCTAAATACTATGGTTACTCTTGAAACCACCCTAAAACAATCACATGATTGGGCAATTGACCGTATACATTTCCTATGTGACGAAAAAAACATTGAAGATGCCCATGCGATTCAATCTGAATTTAGTGAATGGTTGAATCCAAACATTCCAGAACATGATGTATTTTCATTAGAGTATATTGGAGAATAATCCAAATACTTGACAAAACCTAAATATTAACTTAGTATGTACATACCCACGAAAGTGGGTTTTTTATTATGAGTCATTGAGGTGACAATTAGAGCCGTGGAAAGTGCCCTTTGAGAAGAGGGTGTACCCCCTTTCTATACGGATGTAGAGTTCAATCGATTTTAATGCAACAATTCCTTACAGTAGCCCTGCCCCTTCTGGCAACGGTTACAACCAATGTGGCAACACTGCCCCTGTTTCCTCCTCTAACGGCACCTCCAGTGCCCTTCTCAATTATTAAGGAGTTCGAAACACCGACAGCGACCAAAGAGGTTGCTCCGCCTGAAAGGCCAAAAGAAAAAAGGCTAATTTGTAAAGGGTGTAATGACAATGAAAATGCTACCCTGGCATATTTCCAGGATCGTGGTATAAAAGACAGAAACGCCCTTGCTACCATCATGGGCAATATTAAACAAGAGTCTACTTTTGTTCCTAATATTTGTGAGGGTGGTAGTAGGACCAGTTACGGTAGTTGCTACGGCGGCTACGGGCTGATCCAATGGACATCTGCCAATAGATATTATGGATTGGGTGATTTTGCTAAAAAGTTTGGTGGGTCACCATCAAAACTTGATACGCAACTTCGTTATCTTACAAATGAGGTTCAGTGGTTAGATATTGAGGAGAAGATGAAAACTCCTGGTAAGTCGATTAATCGCTACATGGACCATGCGTATGATTGGATTGGTTGGGGCATTCATGGTGCTCGCACACATTATGCACATGAGTATGCTTCCAAACTGATCACGGTAGAAATTTGATATATAAGGGGAGTGGAATGACTCCCCTTTACTTTTTTACTCTTTATAGATAAAAACAATGACTGAACAACAAAATCATCTGGCAAATCTTTTGCAACAAAGATCTGATTTAGAAAAAACAATTGTTCAAAATAGAGAACTTTTTTGGAAAGTTCAAGGTGCCATTGAGTATCTTGCTCAAATTGGTGTAACTCTTCCCGAACCAGAAACAACAGAAGAACCAGAATCTGTTGAAGAGTGATACATAGTAAGAGTGCTGCACTCTTATGATTAACTTTAACTTTGGTAAGAAGAAACCTGATATAAAACAATATGCTATAATAGGAATTGTATTATCATCTATTATTGCAGCACTCTCCCAATGCACTGGAGTATCCGAAAATGGACTATGGGACTTATTGGATGAGATTCAAAGAAAATATTTCCCACAAACTATTCTTAATGAGTTTATACTTAAAGATCCTGAAAAACTGAATAGAAGAATTACAAGAGACGTAGACAGAGCAATCGACAACTATGTTAGACAATCTGGATTAAAAGAATCTGGAGTGGATAAACCAAAGTATGTTGAGAAAGCACCAGACGGCAGTGAGGCACAAAGACTGTTGGGTGGAGAAATGAGAATCTGTGCTCCTTGGGTTGACGACTGCCCAAAAAAATGATATATAAACAATACACTTTATGGAGATGGTTATGTCCGTATCACAAGAACTTCTGACTGCTGTTGAAGCGTGGAAAGTAGAAGACGAAAAGTTTGCTGTTGGGAACAATGCGGCAGGCACTCGTGCTCGTAAAGCACTGCAAGAGATTGCTAAACTGGTTAAGACTCGTAGAACTGAAATCACCGAAGAAAAGAACGCACGTAAAGCGACTTGACGGTCAGGTTTCAAGGCACTATAATAGATTCATAAGCGGCGGGGGATTAAACCTTGCTTCTCATAGAAGCACAAACAGGGGGGTCTCTTATGGGCTCATAGTTAAACGGATATAACCCATTTCTTCTAAAAATGTGTTCTTGGTTCGATTCCAAGTGAGCCTGTTAAATAGTTCAGTTGTATAAATAATAATATATATCTACTGAACTAATGGAAT